CCCATCAGGGTTAGTGTCCAAAAAGTTCTTGACAACAGCAAGCGAGAAATAAGTTTTACCAGTGCTCGACTCACCAGCAATGGCAGTAATACGATTGCTGCTAACCCCGCCAAAAATAGACCCACTAATGAGTCCATTAAAGATGAACGATCCGGTGTCAATGAATCTTTCAGTCTCATCAATGTCTGACGCAATTTGCGTGTATTCATCTCCTATCTCTTTTACTATTTCTTTTAAAAAGTCCATACTATTCTGTAATGTCGTATTCAATGGTTACTGTTTTAGATGACTTACCCATACTATTTCCATAGGAACTATAAGTAATCTTACCGTTTAATTGTCTTGCAATATCATCAAGTTCCTGTAGAAGTTCCTTTTCAAGATCATCTGTAGGATCGTAGTGTTTATCTATTTTCATGCTACCATTCCATATTTTTCACGAAGAATCTTTTTGTATGGCCCTCCGGGATTTGCATCCATCACTTCTTGAACTAACTTCATCTTGTCATACAAATCACCACACTTATCTTCACTCTTTCGACATTTCCACAGTGCAGTAACTATGTAGTCAAACTCTTGCTTGTCAATAGGTAAATCCATTATGTAAAAAATAGTTCAAGGTTTACAGTTTTTTCGACATTCCACCCAATCGCATCAAGTATTGCTTTGAGTGGTTCAACGAAACTCTTCTCAAATTGTAGATCATAATCTATGTACTTGTCAAGTCCAAGTTCATGTGGAAAGTCTTGAATGAAAGATATTACATTCTCACGAATGATATTTGGTTTCTTAAGATAAATGAATTTAATCTTCTCACCATTACCTATTAGTGAATACTTACGATCAAGTTTATTCTTCTTGATGTAATGATTAAAAAGAAGTGCACCACGACAATGTATTGGTGTGCCTTTCGTATAGATGTCTGTATAATTATAATATTTTTTAACATCTGATACAGTGCGAGGAAATGCTATTTCTTCTGGTGGAAGTTTCTTAAACTTTGCACGACAATCATCAATAAATTTAATTACATCTTCCTCTGTGCCATTCATCATCAACTTAAGTCCATCTTTAATCATTGTGCGACAAGGAGCAGGAGTTGATGACTTGACTGCTTCAATACCCATCATCTTCAGTTTGGGTTCTTCGTATCTTACACCCTCACTATCCCATACGTTTAGAATATATCTTTTCTTTGCTGTCCATATACCACGCTCTGCAATGTTCTCTCTCTTCATGAACATCTTTTGATCATATGCATTTACATACGAGGCCAATTTTTCGTAAGAACTCTCAATATACTTTTCAAATTCCACCTCACAGATCTTATTAAGGAACGACACAACGCTCTCAGCAGTCTTTTCTCTGCCTTCGTATACCCTATTGACCAAATCACCCAGATTAAGATAGATACTATCAGTATCACTTGCAATAACATAATCAACATCCTCCGTTTTTAGTATTTTGTTTAGATAAGAGTTCATACGATTCTCTATCCAACGGATAGAAACCTGACCAGAAAGAGTAATCGCTTCCGCATTTGCCAGTTTATAGTAACGGAAGTATTGATTACCAATCGCACCATAGGCACTATTCAGTTGAATCTTTCTTGCCATCTGAATATTGTTACATCTGGCAATCTCTTTCTCAAGAGTTTTAGTTGGAGTTTTTTCATATGCCTGTTTCGCTGCAAGCATTTTCTTTTTGTATACCGTTCGATCTTTGTATATCTTTTCCATAATCTCAGGAAGAAATCCTCTTTTGTCCTTACGATACATTGCACCATTGGCACATACAGCAGTATCTTTGTATAATTCAAAATTTAGTTCTTCCGAAAGGATTCGATCAACCGTAGCTGTTGGATGTCGTTCATCCTTGAGGGTCTCAGGAGAAATGTTATATTGCATAATAAGGTGAGGATACAGACTATTAAGGTCAAACGAAACCACCCAATCATACTTTCCCGGAATCGGTTCTTTGACATAAGCACCTGCGTATTTTTCATTCTTGTTAGACCTGTTCTTTGGAGGAATAACAATATTTCTTTTCTTTAAGTAGTTATAGATTATTGTGTCCCACATGCGAACTTGTGAGAATACGTCAACATAATTTGCCTTTGCGTCATAGGCCATTGTAATTGCAAGTTCAATCAACTTCATCTTGTCTTCCATGCGGTCAACCAGTTCTACGTCAATAATGTTATATTCGACAAACTTCTGCCAACCTTTTGTATAGAAGTCCTTAAATGTATCATACTCAGAGTGATCAAGTTTCTTTTGACCAAGTTCAACACTTGCAATATAGTCCAAACGATATGATTCTTGTGCCTTGTAAGTAAACTTCTTATAGAGATTGAGATAATCAAGTTGAGTTACACCGCCAATATCATATGCAATATTTTTACGACCTGCAATATAGATTTCATCTTCAGTCACAAGACCCCAAGGTGAAAGTCTCTTCATCAACTTCTCACCTAAAACTCTTTCAAGTCTTCTGGATAGATATGGAATATCATATAGTTCGATGTTCCAACCTGTAACAACTTCTGGTGTATTTTCTTCTATCATCCACCAATTGATAAAGGCATTTAGAAGTTCATACTCTGAATTATATCCCTTGTAAATAACATTATCTTGTTTGTTGTTGAATGGGCCTTGACCCCATGTGCGAATCTGTTTTGTTGTATAATCCTGTATTGATATGAGAAGTATTTCTTCCGCACAAGATTCTACATCAGGGAATCCATTCTCCGATTTAACCTCTATATCAAGAGTAGTTAATTTAATTTTACTTATATCAAACTTAACTTCTGGTTCTGGATACATCTCTGAGATGTATTGATAGATATATCTGTCATTTCCGTAAACATCAAAATTCTGTACACCATCATACTTTTTAATAAATTCACGACAATCACGAACTGTGCCGGGTCTGATTGGTTCAACTGGTTCTCCAGTTAAAGTTTTGTATTTTGTTTTTCTTTTTGAAGGGACGAAAAGAGTTGGTGAAAAAGACTCTCGTGTCATGAAGTGTTTACCATTTTCATAACCACGAACTAAAAAATTGTTTCCAACTAATTGAACATTAGTATAGAATCTCATTAGGCAATCAACTCAAGGTACTCAGATAGTATAGCAGGTGTTGGAGTAACTATGGTAAGAATACTATCAGAATGTATCATCATATCAGTTTGTGATGTAAAATCTAACCATGTTTCTAATTTATATTCATCAGAAGATACGACCATTTTAAATGGTCTGATTAATTTACAATCAGGCCCACCAAGTTCTGTATCAACTTCCATAATCTGAGATATTATAATATCTCCATTCTTAAGTAGTAAACATTTAATAATCTGATCCATTCACCTTTTCCTCATACATTTTTTTTACACTTGAAACTGGTTCAACTAAAGTTACGACTTGATTAACTGACACAGGTATATCATCCTCGTCAGATATTAATATCCATTTTGCAAGAGTAACCTCAACTGAAGATTGATCTTTATTTTCAGATAAAACTATTTGATTATTTAACACAACCTTATGAGGCTGATTAAACAAGTATGCTATCGGTTTATCTTCAGATACGATCTCTTTCATTCTAGCGATGATTTGTTCACCAGATTGAAGAACTGCAACTTTAATTGACATAATAAATTATCTCCTCACCTAATTATATCACAAACAAAATAATAGTCAAGCAAAAATAAATGAACTAATTGATGGAGTACAAACTAGATAGATTCCAATGATTGCAAGAAAGGCAGCGTGATTCATGTGAATAAGTATTTTTACTTATTATATATAAAAAAAAGGGATCCGTCAAGATCCCTAAGTTCCATCTCGAACTCAATATATTTAGAGATAGTTTTTACGAGCATGATGTTCTGGAACTACTTTACCCAACTTAACGGTAAGAAGTCCATCCTTGAATTGAACCTCTCTGACTTCAACATCGTCTGAAAGTGCCCACTCTCTTGTGAAACTTCTTTGAGCCAATCCCTGATGGACATACTCGGATCCTGTCTCTTTAGTTTCTTTGGATCCTTCGACAATAAGTTTTCCATATTCAGTGTAAACCTTTAGTTCTTTTTTGCCAAATCCTGCGAGAGCAATCTCAAGCACGGACTCAACATTATTTACATGAATTAAATTGTAGGGTGGATAGTTTGTTGTGGTTTCAAAAGAATTAAAAAAGCGGTCAAGGTAATCATCCATACCAATCCCGTTCTTTGAAATTATTTTCATCAACTCTGGTAAGTTTGCAGAGTGATATCTTTGTAGTGAAGTCATAGTGTCCTCCGATAAGCGACTTTATTACTGTGAGCCCAATGGCACCCACACTTCTATTTAACCATA